CTCTAGCTAACGCTACTAGGCCGCTTGTACGGGCTGCACAGATCGGTCTTGCTGAGGGTGGAATTGCCGCTGTCGGGACAAGTGAGCGCGAAGGAATTAAGAGCTTAAAAGATGCTCCTTTAGGTATGGGCTTGGGCGCAGTTGCAGGCCCGATGGGATACCTTGGCGGTAAATACCTAGGTGTAGCCGCTGATAAGGTTCTTGAGTTCTTGCGTCAGCGTGGCAGTAAGAAGATGGGCACTGTTGTTGAGAAAGAATTAAAGCGTTTAGCAGACCAAACAGGATTAAGCCAAGATGAACTTGTAGGTCGTATAGCGGCTGGCGAAACAATGTCAGACGACCCTAATCTACATATGGCTGTACGCTCGTATATGTCACAGGGTGGCGGTGCAGAGACAGCAATAAGGGCAACTACTCCAGCTAGAGCAACAGCAGCTAGAGACTCCGCTAAAGAAGCTGTGCAGGTAGGGTTAACTGGTCGTACAGACAATAACGTATTAAAAGCCGCTCGTATGAGTCAGGACGAATGGAAAGCAGCAGAAGGTGGCGCTTACAAGAATATATTCGCTGACGCTGGTGAAGTAACTCCAGAACTATCTCGTCAGGCATTAGAAGCCGTTAAGCGCATACCTAATGCTCTTTCTGAGATGAATAGCCTTTATGGAATACGAAATCTAGTTCCACTATTTAAGACTGCTGATAATGGCGCTATTGAATTGTCACGCATACCTACATTAGAAGATGTAGAGATGATTAGGCGTGTGGCTTCTGAGTCAGCAGGCAATGCTTATAGAGAAGGTCGTGGAACTGTTGGCAGTGAGCTTAAAGCACTTGAGATGAACCTACGATCCAATATTGATAGTTTCAGCCCAGCACTAAGCGATGCTCGCGCTGGATGGGCAAGAATGTCACAGGCTAGGGATGCGTTTGACGATGGAAAGAAAGCCTTTACTGGTGATGTTGAAGCATTTGAAGTCCTTGCAGAAGGTATAATGGGATCAGGTGACGCAGCTAAGATTAGTGCTTTTCGTGAAGGCATTATGTCTAGCATCAATAACAAGATGGCTATTGGTGGATCTAAGCGATTCCTTGGCAAGATGGCAAATCCTGAGTCGAGAGAAGGTCGCGTATTTGCTAACGTATTCCCACAAGATCAGCAGAAGAAGGTTCTTGCTAAGTTGGCGTTATCAGGAAAGACCCAATTATCATACGAAAAGATAGTTGAAGGATCTACCACTCAGTTGGCTAAGGATGCTGGAAAGCAGCAAGGCTTATCAATAGGTATGGATGAAATACTTAGTGCTAGTGCTGGTAACTTGTCGTCAGGTATAGGTATTGGCATGAAAGCCATTAAGAGCCTTGCCCCTAGTTTAAGCGATAGCCAGCGTAGACAGATCACGGAGGTTCTTTTAAGTGATGACCCTAATTTTGTGAGATCTGCGCTGAAAGATAGCGGCAAGATGGCCCAACTACAAGAGAAAGTACAGAATTTGTCACGCATGATTACTGCTGGAGCTACGGGGGCTGCTGCGTACTCTGGAGGTGTGGCAGGACAACAACAAACGCAAGGTTTACTGGGTGAAATGTAATGTCAGATAAAATGTCAAAAGACGATATTCAGGGCGCAATCACAGACGCTATACAAGCAGCTATTGATTACGTTGATAGTGATATTGCACCACAGCGAGAACGCGCACAACGGTACTTTGATGGGGCTGTAGACCTAGAGCATGAAGATGGACGCTCTAAGGTAGTTTCCACCAAAGTTCGTGACGTAGTGCGTGGTGCGAAGCCTAGCTTAATGCGTGTGTTTATGTCTAACGACAAGTTTGTGGAGTTCACACCTAAAGGCCCAGAAGATGTAGCTAACGCAGAGCAAGCCACGGCCTACACGCACTGGGTGTTTAACAAGTGCAATGGCTATAACATACTAAGTAATGCTATACACGACTCTCTAGTTAAGAAGGTTGGTCTAGCCAAGGTATGGTGGAACACAGAAACCATTGCCAAGACTTACACCTATGAGAACCTATCTGACGAAGAGGTTCAGATCCTAGTCAATAAAGATGGTGTTGAGGTTGTAGAGCATAGCCAAGAAGTAGAGATTGAAGTTGATGAAAGCGGCTTTGAAGTAGAGAGCAATACCCACAGCATGGTTATTTCTCACAAATTTGAAGAAGGTGAGATGGTCATTGAGGGTATCCCTCCAGAAGAGTTCTACATTGACGGTTCAGCTAAATCTATTGATGACGCTTACATTGTTTGCCACCGCACAGAGAAACGTGCAGGCGATCTAGTTGCTATGGGATACAGTGAAGACGTTATTGACGGCTTATCTGGCAATGATGACAGTGGAGTTAGTGGCGAAGTAGAGAAAACCCAACGCTTTGGTGAATCTATAGAAACGACTGACGGCCTAGCTAACGATCCCTCTATGCGTACTATTATAGTTACCGAAGCCTATATGCGTATTGATGCTGAAGGTGACGGCATCCCAACTCTGCATAAGTTCTTATGCGGTGGAACAAGCTATGAAGTATTAGATATGGAGCCTTGGGATAAAGTTCCTTTTGCTGACTTCCATGTTGACCCAGAGCCACACGCATTCTACGGACGCTCACTGGCTGAGTTGGTAATAAACGACCAAGACACGACCACTAGCGTACTAAGAGGTATTTTAGACAACGTGGCTTTAGTAAACACCCCAAGACTTGAAGTAAACGAAGACCTAATTAACATCGATGATGTGCTTAATAATGAGATCGGAGCAATCATCCGATCAGAACAGATTGGTTCCGTTAACCCCCTCACGGTTCCATTTGTAGCTGGTTCAACTCTGCCAGCCCTACAATACTTAGATATGCTAGTTGAAGAGAAGACAGGCATCACTAAAATGAGCATGGGCCTAAACCCAGATATGCTTCAAAACACTTCAGCTACAGCCGCAGCACTGACTGCACAAGCTGGCGCTGGTCAGGTTGAAGTAATGGCTAGAAACCTCGCTGAAGGGACTAAGCGGTTATTCCAGCTAATGTTACACGTAGCCGTTAAAAACTCTCCTGACGAGCAGATGATGCGCCTGAACGGGCAGTTTGTCCCAGTAGACCCAAGTGTTTGGGATATTGAGATGGATATGGAGATCAACGTAGGTTTAGGGACAGGACAAGAAGACGTTAAAGCAGCCGCACTAATGCAAACATTCCAAACACAGCAGCAGATCTGGCAGACCTACGGCCCTACTAATGGCCTTGTTAGCATGACACAAATGCGTAATACATTAGCAGATACCTTAGCCCTAAGTGGGTTTAAGAATGCAGACCGCTATTACGCACCTATGAATCCAGAAACCGAGCAGCAGTTAATGGCTCAGATGGCAGAAGAGGCGGCACAGGCAGAACAAGCGGCATTAGAACAAGGTCAGCAGGGCGACCCAATGGCACAGGCACTAATCCAAGCAGAGCAGATTAAGGCACAGGCCAGTATGCAGGGCCAGCAGATGAAGTTGCAGGGCAAGATGCAGGGCGATCAAATCAAACTGCAAGCCAATATGCAGGTTAAGGCTGCTGAGATGCAATCCGAACAGGGTAAAGAATTGGCTGAATTGCAGCTTAAATACCGTGAATTGCAGCAGGGCGATGACCTTAACCGCGATAAAATGAACCAAGAGCTACTTATTGAGGCCGCTAGGATATTGGGCCAATACGGCAGTGCTGTTGACGTTGAGCGAGTTCGAGCCATGCAAGCATCACCAAGAATGGGCAATATCTAATGATCTTAAAATCTCAGGCTTTGAAATTGTTAGCCGATGATACTTTTGTTGCCGTTTTTGATAGTGTACGAGCAGAACAGGTAAAAAGGTTCTTGCAATCTGGCAAAGATGATTCTGAAGCTAGAGAAGATGCCCACGCAATGACGAGGGCTTTAAATGAGTTCGAGAATACCCTCAAGCGTGTAATAACGAATGAGGATATGAAAGACAAGCGTAGTAAATAAAGGATAGCACCGTGGAAACGACTAACCAAAGCATTGAAAGTGCAGTTGAGGCGCTTATGGCTCCTAGTGAGTCAGAGATAGCCGAAGTAGACACTACCGAAACCGAAGTGGCAGAAGTAGAAGAAGCGGAGGTTGAGCAGGAAGCCGAATATGAAGATTCTGATGACGATGCAGAAATTGCAGAAGATGAAGATGAAGATGACGGTGATGAATATGATAAGCCTGATAATGAACTAGACGATCAAGAAGAGCCTGCGCTCCACCCCGTAAAAGTTGACGGAGTAATTTCGCATGTAACTCTCGAAGATTTAATCAAAGGATTTGGCGGCAACCAATTCGTCCAACAAGGCATGAAGCAAAACGCAGAGGTGCGCAAACAAGCCGAGGAAGCCTATAACGGGCTAAATCAGCAAAGAGCGCAACTTGAACAGCTTATGCAACAGGTTCAACAGCAAGGTGTAATGGCACAGCCTGCTCCACCCACGAAAGAGCTTTTAGCTGATGACCCGCTTGGGTACATCGAAGCAGATGCTAATTATCGTGAAGAGATGGGCAAGTACCAGCATCAGCAGCAGCAATTAGGACAGCAGCATCAAGCCATGCAGCAGGCGCAAGAACAGGCTAATAAAGCCAACTTGCAGAATCAGCAGCAAGAACTTAAACGACTAATCCCCGATTTTGCAGAAGCTAAAAAAGCACCAAAATTAAAGGACAGTCTTATTGAGCATGGCAAAAAGCGTAATTTTACTGAGGCTGAAATAAATTCAGTGGTAGATGCCCGAACGATGCACGTTCTTTATGAAAGTATGATGTGGCGACAGTCATTGGAAGGGAAAAGTAATGTGCAAGCAAAACTGAAAAAAGCCCGCCCATTGATGAAAGCTGGATCTAAAAAGCAACCTGAATCTGATAGCAAAAAGCGCAGCAAGCAAATGTCACAATTGAAAAGATCGGGCAGCGTAGCAGACGCAGCCGCGTTATTGTTTGAATAGTTAATTTAAATTATTTAGGAAGAAATTATCATGGCACAACCAGCAAACACATTTGATACATACGATTCAGTCGGCATTCGTGAAGATTTGTCGAACGTAATCTATAACGTATCCCCAGAAGAAACTCCTTTACTTAGCTCTATTGCTAAAGTATCGGCAACCAACACTTTACACGAATGGCAGACCGATGCTAACCGCGCAGCGATTGCAACGAATGCTCATATCGAAGGTAACGATACTGCTGGTGATGCAGTTACAGCCACAACTCGACTTGGAAACTACACCCAGATATTCAAGAACGCTTGTGTAATCTCAGGTACAGATGAAAGCGTTACCAATGCAGGTCGTGGTAAAGAAATGTCTTACCAAATCGTGAAAATTGCCGCTGAACAAAAAACTGACATTGAGATGTCTTTGTTTGCTAACAATGCTCGCGTAGCTGGTAATGCTACTACTGCCCGTGAGATGGGTGGTTTAGGTTCATTCGTTAAGACCAACGTAACTAACGTAGGCTCTAACGGTGCTAACCCTGCTGGTAACGGTACTGATGCTCGTACAGACGGTACTGCAACTGTATTTAGCCAAGCGGACTTTGACCTTTGTATGCAAGAAATTTGGGCAGAAGGTGGAAAGCCAGATACTGTTTATTTGTCTACATTCCAGATGAATAAGGCACTTGGCTT